AATTAGGTGGGCAGGTAAATGATAATCTATACGGTGTGCTTAAAAAATATCTAGGCGAAAAATTTAGGGGTTAAACATGGCATTAAGTCAATATGTTGCAATTAACTTCCTTACTAAATTTGATAAAAAGGGTTTAGAGCGTGCCACAAAAGAATTAAAAGGTTTTGATAAAGTAGTTGCAACCGGATCATTTAGATTGCGGGCTTTTGCTAAAGCCGGCGGGGTAGCCGCCGCCGCAGGGTTAGCCCTATTTACTAAAAATTCCATTGAGGCCGCTTTAGCCCAAGAAAAATTAGATAAACAATTACAACTTACATTAAGAAGCATAGGGCAAGATTTTTCATTGCCTGAAGTAAAAACATTTATAGCAGATTTACAGCGCGCCACAAATGTTACTGAAGATCAATTAGTGCCTGCATTACAAAAATTAATTGCACAAACCGGTGATTTACAATCATCACAATATTTACTAAGTAAGGCATTAGATATTTCAGCCGGCACAGGTGCAGATTTAGATACTGTTTTGAATGCAATAAATAAAGCCGCAATAGGTAATTATGATTCAATTGCTAAATTAGGTGTTGGCTTTACAACCGCCGAAACCAAAGCAATGGGCTTTGTTGAGTTAATGCAAAATTTAGATAAATATGGTGGAGTAGCAGAAGCGCAAACTAAAACCTTTGCAGGTCAATTAGAAAGATTTAAAATTTCTGCCAGGGAAGCCACAGAAACTTTAGGACAAGGATTCATAACTGCTTCATCTTACATAGCAGTTGGATCAGGTAATTTAGATGTTTTTTCTGCAAAATTAGACAGTGCCGCTACACAATTGGCTGACATAAATGTTGGTTTCTTTTCAAAAGGTTTTGGACAGGCCGCAATAGATTCAGCCCTTGTTTTTTTGGAAACCTTAATAGGCGAAAGTACAACATTACAAGAAATAGAAAAACGCGGAATTGATATAAGAGAACAAAGAATTTTGCAAGAGCGTGGGTATATTGGTTTATCTCAAATAACTATTGATGCTTTGGAACAACAAAGACTTTATGGCAAAAAAGAACTTACCAATAAACAAATTTTGGCTAAAATACAAAAAGATATTTTGGCTAGAGAAAAAGCATTGACCAAAGAAAAAGATGCGCAAGCGGCATTGGACAAAAAGAAGGCTGAATTGTCGGCTATGTTTGATCTTGATCGCATCAATTTACAAGCCGCACTTAGCCGTAAATTAAATGCCGAAGATGAATTGCGTGTAAAAATATTACAGAAGTTGGCAGACGGCACAAAAACCGCAGTTGATGAAGCACAGCGTTACGCTGATGTATTAAAGGTCATTGAAGATGGTCAAATTACAACCGGCGAAGTTGAAATGTTGGCTCAAAAATGGGGCATGACCGTAACCGGCGTTTTGCTTTACCTACAACAATTGTTCGCCGCAAATGATGAACTACGCAAAATGTTAGCATTAGTAGCAGAATTAGCCAATGCGTACAAAATGGTTACGATACCTACAACAGCATCATTGTTTAGCGGTGGCACTGTATCCCCTGCACAATATAATTTTAGCGGTGGCTTTGAACGCACTCCTGAACAGGTAGCGGCGATTCAAGATGTTGTTTCTAGAAATGTATATGGCAAAATTGAGCGCATGGCAGATGGTGGCATTGTAAATAGCCCCACAATAGCAATGATTGGTGAAGCCGGTGCGGAAGCGGTTGTGCCATTAAATAAAATGGGTGGCATGGGTACTACTGTTAATATAAATGTAGCCGGATCAGTTATATCAGAAGGCCAATTACAATCCGTAATTCAGGATGCTTTGTATAACTTGAACAGATCAGGCGCGGTAACTCAATTAACTAATTTAGGAAGATAATGCCTGCCGCAATATTTAAAGCACAAATTGATTTTTCTAATGGCGCATCTTTTGATCCGGCATTAGTATTAGATAATGCGGCCACACCTTTAGATTATTCAGTTTTAGGAACTGCCGCCGCAGATGTTGTTGATATAACACCTTATGTAACCCAATGTTATATACGCCGGGCTTTTAACAGATCAGCCGATTCATTTACAGGTGGTACTGCAAGAATTACATTTGTTGATGAAACAGGTCAATTCAATCCGGCCAACACTTCATCAAGTTTATACGGCAAAATTAAACCTATGCGTAAGATTCAATTTACTGCACAATATAGTGGCACAAATTACAATTTAGGTTCATTTTATGTACAAGAATGGAATTATCAAAGTCCAACTGGATTTGACCCGGCCTATGTAACTTTGAATTGTGTAGATGGATTTCAATTATTAAATTTAACAACTTTAACATCTGTTACAGGTGGTACTGCTGGACAAACAACTGCCCAAAGAATTACAAGTTTATTGGATGCTGGAGATTGGGCAAGTGGTATGCGTGATATTTCTACTACCGCAACTACAACAGTTCAGGCAGATGACGGTTCATCAAGATCATTATTGTCAGCCTGTCAGGTCATAGAAGGTACAGAATTAGGTGCATTTTTTATAGATGAACGCGGATATGCCAAATTTATGTCAAGAACTGACATCATAACTGCATCAGGCGGCACATTGACTAAATTTAGTGATGTACCAGGCTCAGGTGAGATTACTTATCAGGCAGTTGAATTTGATATTTCAGATTATCAAATGATAAATAAAGTGACCGTTACCAGGACAGGCGGCACTGCTCAAACAGATAGCAACACAACAAGTATTGATGATTATTTTCAGCATAGCCGAATCAGGTCAGGCATTATGGAAACTGATACCGATGCCTTGAATCAGGCACAAATGATCATTGCTTCCCGAAAAGAGCAGGGTGTTAATCTCCAATTAAATTCATTAACCGTAGATGCTTATGGTCAAAGCGATCCTAGTCGGATCATTGCCGCTTTAAATTTAGATATTTTTTACCCAATACAAGTAACCCAAACCTTGCCTGCCGGCAGTGTAGTCACAGATAGCGTAATTTCAGGTGTCACTTATCAGATAACCCCTAAAACTTTTATGGTTAATTTTACTTGCGCCCAACCTTTTGCTTCAGGTTTTTTGCTAGACTCTACCGTTGATGGAAAACTTGATGAAGATTCTTTGGCTTATTAGGGAGTATAGATAGATGGCAAAACAATCTTTTAGCGTAGGGCAGGTTCTTACCGCCGCCCAAATGACATCACTACAACAAACGGCAATGGGTGGTGGTTCGCCATCTGTTAAAACAGCATCTTATGTTTTAGTTGCGGCAGATGCCGGCACAGTAATACAAATGAACAGCGCATCTGCTACAACTATTACAGTTAATACCGCTTTGTTTGCGGCTGGAGATTCTGTTCAAATACAAAACATTAACACTGGTGTTGTAACAATTACAGCCGGTACTGCAACAGTTAATAGCGCAGGGTCTTTAGCATTATCACAATGGGAAGGTGGATTTTTATATTTTACTTCTGCAAGCACTGCCATATTTTTTGATGTCGTAGATAGCATACCAACTTCTTACGGATTATCGGCTGGTAAAAATGCAATAATCAACAGTGCATTTGATATATGGCAAAGGGGTACATCATTAGCATCAGTTGCCGCATATAATAATTATACTGCTGACCGATACCCATTCAATTTTGGAACAAACACAACAGCGACAATTAGCCGTCAATTAACAAATGACACAACTAATTTACCATTTATTCAATATTGCGCTAGAATGCAACGAAACAATGGCGCAACAACAGTTGCAAATCTTGCAATTCACTATACTTTAGAAAATCAAGATACAAATAGATTTATTGGACAAAGCGTAACTTTTTCTTTTTATGCTAGGAGAGGTGCAAATTATTCTTCTGCGTCTAATGTTTTAAATATTGCATTTGCGTCAGGAACAGGAACAGACCAAAGCATTGCAAATGGTTTAACTGGTCAGACTAACTTTATTTCATCAACTGCAACTTTAACAACCACTTGGCAACGATTTACTTACACTGGAACAGTGCCGACAACTGCCACTCAAATTGGTTTTTTTGCTTATGCTTTAACTAGCGGAACTGCTGGCGCAAACGATTATTTTGAAATGACTGGTCTGCAATTAGAACTTGGTTTAACTGCTACCGCTTTTGCTCGTAATGCAACAACATCTCAAGGCGAATTAGCCGCTTGCCAAAGGTATTATCAAAAATCTTACGCACAGGGAACTAACCCAGGATCGGCAACAGCCGATTGTGGAGTTGATATTGTAGTTCCAGTAGGCGGAACTGGCGCATATTATTTTCCTACACGCTTTCCAGTTGAAATGCGAGGTACTCCAACTATTACCATTTACGATCAGGCTGGAACATCTGGCAAAGTTACAAAAGGTGCAAATGGAAAAACTGCCGTAGTTGCTTCATTTGGTTCAGCAGGATTTACTGCTGGAACTTCTGACGCTACTTCTGCTACTGAGTTAATTTATCAATATACATCAAGTGCGGAGTTATAGATATGACAAATGTAAATTATGAACTAATTGAAAATCAACATAGCAGTTATATTGCAAGAACCTTGGACGGAGTAATTTCGTTTATTCCTATTGACCCTGCAAACTCAGATTATCAAGAATACTTAAAGTATTTAGAAGATAACAAGTAAAAATAAAGATTAGTGTGGCAACTATAAGAGAACTCACTAGCCCTAATGGTTGGCCGGCTAGTGAGGATCGCAAGGCATTAGAGATTGAATCTTTTACAGTACCCGGTACAAAAATTAAGTTTGCATGTGCTAAGGCGGTTGCGCCATTATTGATTAATTTTGCTAAAGATTTTAATGAGTTAGTAGAACCCATTGATGAAGGCCAATTAGATGATTGGGGTTTTGCTTTTAGGCAGACCAGGGGATCAGATAGAATTTTAAGTAATCACGCATCCGGTACGGCCATTGATCTAAATGCAATTAAACATCCTTTAGGCAAGTCAAATACATTTAATAAGGATCAGCGTAATACAATTAACTTACTCATAACTAAATATGGTTTGGCCTGGGGCGGCAACTATAAAAAGCGCAAGGATGATATGCACTTTGAAATTGCGTTAAACCGTGATCAAGTTAAATCAAAAATAAAGGAGTTAGGTTTAAATGAAAATTAACAAAAAACAAAAAGAGATATTTAAGT